TCCGGCAATGGCAATCTTTTATGTGATTTGTGGTATTATTGTTATTATTGGAAATATTTCAAATCTGCCGGCGGGTATTGCCATGATCTTTAAGATGGCATTTTCTGTAAAAGCGGTTGGCGGTGGACTTTGTGGATCAATTGTGGCCTCTATGATGAGTGCGATGCGATTTGGAGTTGCGCGAGGTGTCTTTTCTAATGAAGCAGGTATGGGTTCGGCTGCAATCACTGCGGCAGCAGCTACTACAGATAATCCGGTTCGTCAGGGTTATATAAATATGACAGGTACTTTCTGGGATACCATTGTTGTCTGTACGATCACAGGACTTGCGATAGCATCATCCGGAGTACTTGGAATGACAAATGCGGCAGGAGAGATGCTGACGGGCTCAGATATCACGATTGCAGCATTTGAAACAATCCTCGGCTCCGCAGGTGGATGGCTGGTAACAATCGGCATTACTTTATTTGCGTTTTCCACGATTCTTGGATGGGAGTATCATGGAGAGAAAGCATTTGAGTATCTTCTTGGAACACACAAATACAACATGATCTATCGAGTAGTATTTTCGCTTGTGGTATACTTTGGATGTACACAGACACTGAGTCTGGTATGGAATTTCTCAGATATTGCAAATGCACTTATGGCGATTCCGAACCTTATCTGTATGTTGCTCCTGAGTGGTGAGATTGCAAAGGATATCAAGGAATTTCAGTCTGAGATCAAAAAATAGATGCATGCATATATGATTTTAATATTCTTTTTTTGTTGACGATTATATGTATCAGATAGTATAATATCTACGCTGTAGAAACAGCCGACAGTTCATTTGTACCTTCCTGTCGCAAAACAAAACCAGGGCTGACCAAGAAGATTTCAGGCTCTGCGTGCAAAAGTACGCGGAGCCTTTTTTAATGGATTTTATTATGTTTTTCAGTTGGCACTTGGCTAAAAGGTACATCCATTTCACTTACAGGAGAATTGAAACATGTATTATTTAAAGACAGAAGCCAGTTTTGATGCAGCACATTTTCTCTGGAAATACGAAGGAAAGTGCAGAAATATCCATGGACATCGTTGGAATGTTGCTGTGGAGATCAAAAGCCAGGTGTTAAAGCAAGAAGGACAGACACGGGGAATGATAGTGGATTTTGGTGATTTGAAAAAAGATCTGAAAGAGCTTTGTGATTTTTTTGATCACAGTCTGATCTATGAGAAGGGGTCTTTGAGAACAGAAACAGTTACTGCACTTTTGAATGAGAGTTTTCATCTGGAAGAAGTTTTATTTCGCCCCACTGCGGAAAATTTTGCTTATTATTTTTATAAAAAATTAATAGATCTGGGATACGGGGTTCACCGTGTCACAGTATACGAAACACCGAATAATTGTGCAGTTTATGAGGAAGAATAGATGAAGGTTGTAGAAAAATTTACCAGTATTAACGGGGAAGGAACACGTGCGGGAGAACTGGCCATTTTTGTTCGCTTTAAAGGATGTAATCTTCGATGCAGTTATTGTGATACCATGTGGGCCAATGAAGCCGATTGTTCTTATGAAGAGGAAACGCCGGAAGAGATTACAAATTATGTTCTTGCAGCAGGAATCCGAAATGTGACACTTACAGGTGGAGAACCGTTGCTTCAAAAAGATATCAGGGAGTTAATACATCTTCTCCTACAAGCCGGACTGAGAGTTGAAATTGAGACAAATGGTGCAGTAAGGCTGTCTGAGTTTTGTGAGGAACGTCCGATATTTACGATGGATTACAAACTGCCCTCAAGTGGTTGTGAGGAACATATGATAGCAGAAAATATGGAATTACTTGAAATAAATGATACTGTAAAATTTGTGTGTGGCAGCCAGGAGGATCTGGTGAAAGCACTGGAGGTGATTCAGACATATGATCTGACAAGTCGGTGTCATGTTTATTTCAGTCCTGTTTTTGGCTCTATAGAACCGGTACAGATGGTGGAATTTATGCTGGAACATCAGTTGAATGATGTGCGGCTGCAGATACAGATGCATAAAGTGATCTGGGACCCCAACGAGCGGGGAGTATAAATAATTGGTGAGGTGATTAAGATGAAAGCATTAGTTCTTTTTAGTGGAGGAATTGATTCAACAACAGCGTTAGGACTGGCAATTAAAAAATATGGGAAAGATCAGGTGACGGCTCTTTCTGTCTCTTATGGACAGAAACATGATAAGGAAATTAAGGCAGCAACAGCGGTCGCGGAATATTATGGTGTAGAGCATCTGTTCCTGGATTTGAGTAAGATATTTCAATATAGCAATTGTTCTCTGCTTCAGCAGTCTACGGAAGAAATTCCCGAGGAGAGTTATGCTGAGCAGATTTCAAAAACAAATGGTGATAAGCCGGTAAGCACTTATGTTCCATTCAGGAATGGGTTATTTCTTTCTTCTGCAGCCAGCATTGCACTGAGCAAGGAATGTGAAGTGATTTATTATGGAGCACACGCAGATGATTCTGCCGGGTTTGCCTATCCGGACTGCTCATCGGTATTTAACAATGCTATGAATGAGGCAATCTGGGAAGGTTCCGGACATCAGCTTAAGATAGAAGCACCGTTTGTCAATATGTCAAAGGCTGAAGTGGTACGGATTGGATTAGAACTGAAAGTTCCTTATGAATTGACCTGGTCCTGTTATGAAGGTGGAGAGAAACCGTGTGGAAAATGTGGAACATGTATTGACCGTGCGGCTGCCTTTCAGGCGAACAATGTGGAAGATCCGGCATTAAGATAGAAAGGAAAACGAGTGATGAGAGAGAAAGAAAACTTAACATTATTAGGAAACCAGCATACGGAATATTGTATGGATTATGATCCGTCTGTATTAGAGGCATTTCAGAATAAACATCCGGGAAATGATTATTTTGTCAAATTCAACTGTCCGGAATTTACAAGTCTGTGTCCGATTACAGGACAGCCGGATTTTGCAACAATCATAATTTCTTATGTTCCGGATGAACGTCTTGTGGAGAGTAAATCCCTGAAATTGTATCTGTTCTCATTTCGGAACCATGGAGATTTTCATGAAGATGTGATCAATATAATCATGAAAGATCTGATCCAGCTTCTTGAGCCTAAATATATTGAAGTCTGGGGAAAATTCCTTCCGCGTGGAGGGTTGTCTATCGATCCGTACTGCAATTATGGAAAGTCTGGCACCAAGTGGGAACAGGTTGCATGGAATCGTATGAGTAATCATGATATGTTTCCGGAGAAGGTTGACAATCGGTAATATATTCATAAATAAGAATGATAATAATTCTAAAAAAAATCACCTTCAGGATATAATAAAACAAATTATAGCCTGAAGGTGATTTTTATGGCAAAATACAAAAAGAAACCGGAGAATTAAAAATATGGATTTTCTGTAAAAATTGAGGAAACTTTTACATAGGACAAGACAAAATGAAAGCGAGAAATATGATGAAAAAGCAAGCGTATTACCACCTTCCGGGATTATTTGAGTTTTATGAATTATATCGAATCTTTCTGCCTTTGTTTCGGGAGCACAGAGAGTATTTTTATGACTGGTGCGAAATTGGTTCAATATATGGAGCTCCATCAGATTGTATATGGGGTGGCGGTCGAACTTCCTTAGGAGAGGCGGATCCACAGAAAGTACTGGCACTGATGCAGGAATATAAGATATCAGCCCGGCTGACATTCAGTAATTCACTTCTTCGAGAAGAACACTTACAGGATCAAAAATGTAATGCACTTTGTGCATTATTCGAAGAAAATAAGGGAGTGCAAAATGGAGTGATCATTCATTCAGATCTACTGCTGGATTATCTGCAAAAAAAGTATCCGGGACTCTATCTGGTTTCTTCGACCACAAAGGTGCTGACGAATTTCAGAGAATTTCTGGAGGAAACAGACAGAGAAGAATTCTGTTATGTAGTGCCGGATTTTCGTCTCAACAAAAGATTTGAACAATTAAATCAGATGAATGCACAGCAAAAAGCAAAGGTGGAATTCCTGTGTAACGAATGCTGCTGGTTTGGCTGTAAAGACAGAAAAGTCTGTTATGAAACAGTCAGCCGAAAAAATCTGGGAGAAGATTGCAGGGAGCATATCTGTACTGCACCTGGGGCGGAGGATGGATATCTTTTTTCAAAGGCAATGACAAATCCGGGATTTATCAGTGTGAAAGATATTAAAGAGATTTATCTGCCGATGGGATTTTCTAATTTCAAGATTGAAGGACGGGGGTTGGGAAGTGCGCTGATCCTGGAATTTCTGTTGTATTATATGACTCGGCCGGAGTATCAGATCAATGTCAGGGAAAAGATATATCTGGACAATATGCTGGATCTTTTATAATATATTTATAACTATTCGGTACCTTCACAGTGATTACTGAATAGTTACACATATTCATTGCATTAACAAAGGAGAGACCGATATGAAGATTGTATTTCTGGATGCAAAAACAATTGGAGAGGATATTGATTTATCTGCATATGATGCTCTCGGAGAAGTAGTAAAATATGGATTTTCTACTCCGGAAGAGGTTTTAGAGCGAGTAAAAGATGCAGATGTCCTGGTTATCAATAAAATCGAAATTAATGAAAGAACGATTGGAACCGCTCAAAATTTAAAACTGGTATGCGTGACAGCTACAGGAACAAATAATCTGGATAAAGAATATCTGGAGAAACGTGGAATCGCATGGAGAAATGTAGCAGGATATTCAACAGAGTCAGTCGCACAGCATACATTTGCGTTACTATTTTATCTGTTAGAGAAAATGCGTTATTATGATGAATATGTAAAAGACGAAAAATATGTAAATGATACGGTATTTACTCATTTTGCAGAGCACTTTAATGAGATTAGCGGAAAGACGTGGGGAATTATCGGACTTGGAACTATAGGAAGACGAGTTGCTGACATTGCGAAAGCGTTTGGTGCACGTGTGATTTATTACTCTGCTTCGGGAAGAGCAGCGCAGGAAGGATATGAGCAGGTCGATTTTGAGACGTTGCTTTCCACATCGGATATTGTATCTGTGCATGCTCCATTAAATGAATATACAAAAAACTTAATGAATCAGGAAGCATTTGCAAAAATGAAAAAGACAGCAATTTTCCTGAATCTTGGACGTGGACCGATTGTAGTAGAACAGGATTTATATGAAGCATTAAAAACAGGAGAGATTGCGGCAGCCGGTCTTGATGTGTTATGTGAAGAACCGATGAGTGAAACCAATCCTCTTGTAAAAATAAAAGACAGCAAAAAGCTTATCATTACTCCACATATTGCATGGGCAAGTGTGGAAGCAAGAAACCGACTGATGCAGATCATCGTAGGACAGATCAGAGAATTTTTTGATATGTAAAATGAGATACTTCTGCCAGATCCGCAAAAAATTAAGTTCCATTATATTATTTCTCAAAATCAGAGGATTGGATGTTCATAATTCCCTATATAAGACGTTTATTTTGAATGATAATTCATCTATACTGACACTATCAAGAAGATAGATGAGGTAATCAGATAAATGCAACACAGAGAAAGTTATGCAGCTAAAAGGCAGAAGGAGTAGATGATGTTATCATTATTATTTGCATTTTGTATGATTTGGTTTATTGGGAAATTTCTTATATTTGGCGTGAAGGCATCCTGGGGGATTATGAAATTGCTTTGCACAGTAGTATTCTTTCCGGTGATTCTTATAGGACTGGTTGTTGGAGGACTGCTGTATATTGCTTTTCCATTGTTGATCGTAGTAGGAATCATAGCACTGGCAGCATCACGTTCATAGTATTCAGTAACTATTCAGAAGGTAGTATTCCGTGAGGCATTTTAACTCGTAACTGTGAGGGTACTGAACAGTTACAGTACTCTAAAAATTAGACATAATGAATTGCAGCATAGATAAATGAAAGGCAGTGAACCAAGAATCGGTTCACTGTCTTTCATTTTATGTAGATTATCTTAATTTGTCTTTTTCTCTGTGCAGAAGTTCGAGGTTCAGTTTCTGCTCGCTGGCAGTCTTATCGACCCAGAGATTCAGGGAATCTATTGCCAGTGAGATTTCATTCAGTTTTTTACTGATATATGCAAAATCTTTCATCTCATCATCACTGATCTTGCCATCACGGGCAATCTGGATCAGGCGTCCTGTCAGAGGATTAATCTCGTTCAGACTGGCAATTGTTTCCAGAATAATATTTGACAGATCAGATACTTTCACTTCCGGAACATAGCGATGACCGATTTCGCATTTGTGGGAACAATAATAATTGCAGAGATCTGGCCTTTTGTAGGCATCGGCCATCTGGACGATATCATAAGGAGTAGGATCCTGCAGTTCATATTCGAACTTTTCGAGCCTGGAATCGGAAACAGCGTCCATCTTATCACATGCTTCTGATCTGGTGAGACCTGCCTCTTCGCGACAAATCTGATAAATTGTTTTGTTTTTTCTGGTTGACTGTTTTCCCATGAAAGAATAACCTCCTGCATAGCAAAAAATATGAGAATTATCTGGCTTTACCAAGTATAATCTATTATACTGGAAACATCAGGAAACAACAAGAGTCTGGCAGAGATGTCTATAGAATGTCCATAGAATAGTTTCAC